GTCGCATGAGACTGATTGTGATGAGAGTGAGACACGTGAGACTCACCCTAATTGTTTATGATATTTATTAGTATTATTATTTGATTTAATAAACTTACTCTTACGATTACAATTAATTGTTGAAGGTAATACTGTATAAGTTACATCTTTACAGTTCTCTTCTAAGTGCGTAATCGTATTACTTAATTGTTTATAATACTCAGTAGAATGATGATAGAATTTAAAACGTTGATGATTCATAATATAATATAATAATAATTAAACAGCTAATTGTAATTGATTAGTAAAGTTAACACCATTAACTTGTAATCCTAATAATTGTAATGCAATAAGATCTTTGTCATTAACTGTTAACTTACCAGTAAGAGTCTTAAGTGCGTCTGCTTGGACTGGATCTGTAACATAGTGTCTTACGGTTCCAAATGCTGTCTTGCTTTGTGTCTTGATGTTTGTCATGTATTTCTCCTTTGTGTCTATGTACTAATTATAGTCGACTCAACTGAGACTAACATGATATTTGAGCAGTACAACACATCTTATCTGAGTCTTACATGCTTGTGAATCTCAGTCTAATACAGTATGATACTGGACTAAGATTGAGATGCCTACAGATCGCGACACATTACTTGACAGTCTCATGCTGCGTCGTGTATGTCTTGATGAGTGTGACACATGAGTCTACTGTGTCGAGTGCGTCCTTGTTGCGGTGCGACGCATGAGAATCGCGGATCTCGCTGAGTCTCACCCGCTATATTATAGCAAAGGCCATGTGGGGAAACTCTGACCTACCTCCGTCGTAGTCTAGGTCTCACAAAATTATGTCATTTTTTATCAGCTATGCTCCTGTCTAGTGAGATAGTTTGATTATGAGGTCTATGAGGAATATCCAATCAGAGGATATTAGGTTACAGAGGAAGAGTCCACCCTTCTCCTCCCCTGTATAAGTGCGTGATCGCTCAACGCCAGTTAGGAACTGTATTCCCGGTATCATACCCTCGAGCTTCTTCACGTTGCTCTAGAGTCATACCTAAGACCAAATGATTAGCACTAGATTGAGGGTCGTCTAGGAAGGCTGTCAGCTGATCCTCAAACTCATCTCTCTTTCTCATTGCTATTTGGTCTAATGCACTAATATGTAAAGCATCTATAAAGTACTTCACGCCCTGTGCTAGGCAGTCTAATCTGTCATCATGTTTAACTGCTCCTTTCTGTCTACACATACGGCTCATTTGGTAAAAGAGCATATATAAGAGCCTACTTTCAGGTGCACTGTCTTTGTTGGAGGCATAGTCCCAATCAATAACACTCCTATTAACAACAAGGCGGTGTTGGTTAAGCACAGGCTCAAGACTATCGATGATCCTGTCTTCTTTCCTAACATTTGCACGTACCTCTTCAATATGTATGTTTTGTCTTGTTTGAATAAGGTGTTTTTTAAATAATTCACTTACAATTCCATCTCCAAAGTTTGTTTCGATAACCAGCGATGAAACTCCATACTTTTTGCATCCCTTAAGGATGTCAAGCAAGGTATTATCGCTGTACCCGTCCCTGTACGCTCGCACTTCATGCAAATAGATGATTCCGTTGCGTTGGGATAGATAACAAGCCGCTGTTTCGTCTGTTCCTCTTCCCGAAGGATCGATACTACAAATGGTCTCGTCATATTCAGCCCATTCTCCTTGCATTTGCATAGGTGAATAGAAATAGTCCCCCGGTAGTCCCACTGTTGGGGCATCCTTGATGACATTGGCTGGATCTGAGCACCATATAAGATTCTCGGGTGCAGTATCAGGATTAACGCTAGTAATAATGAGATCAGCCATCTTAAGTGGGAATTTCTCTGCATCTGATAAGCTTGTGTCTAGTTGAAACTGCAACATGTAGTTTGACCGCCCCATAGAAGCTTCTCTTTCGAGTAGGTCTTCGTTAGTAAAGCGGTCATCTGTAGGAGCCCATTCGTCGACCCCACTATCTATATCTACCTGTAACTCAGGAGCTAGTAGTCCTTCGTATTGGGTAATGTTTTTACCTCTTGGGTATCTGGCCGGCCAAACCAAGGGACGATACGAACGCTCTGCCAGCTTACGATAAATAGTAAAAGTAGTCTGAGGAGTCCCGAGATACATAATACGGCTATCGCTTTTGGGGGTAAGAATTGATTCGGCTTCCGTACAGAGTTGAAGAAGCTTTTCACGCATCAACTCCGTCATGGAGTTTCCTGGGACTTCTATATCGTCCAGAATCATCAGATCTGCACGAGATCCCGTTAACTGACCAGTAATACCAACACTTTTGACTGATGGTGCCTGGTGAGGAGAACATGCGACGTCGAAGGAAATTCTTGACCATCTGCTGTCGTCTGCTTTGGGTTTGAGGTGAGCTAGCCATGGGGTTTCAATGATTAGTTTTTGTAAGAATATGGACATGTTATCTGCACGTTCCTTAGAGGCAGATATAATCATTATCTTCCGTTCGGGGTCGTTAAATAATGTCCATAAGACAAAAGCACCAGTAATCCAAGACTTACCTACACCACGGAAAGCTTGTATCTGTAAACGTTTAGGTCCGTTTTGTAAGTAGTCAGCGATTGCATATTGTGCTATTGTAGCAGAAGGTAGTTCAAGTTAAGGCCTCAGGGTTTGTAGAAACAACTTGAAATCTTCTTGTAATATGGTTAAAGGGTCCGTCACGCCAAATTAACAAGTTTTGCTGGATCTATCTTTAATCTCTCTAAGAGTTTTAAAGTCTTTTCATTACCAGCTATACCAGGAGCAACTTTTTTAAGTCCTTTTGCTAGTAATTGCTCTTTGTTTGTCTTTTTCTTTTTCTTTTTTTTAGGGGCCATGGTTATTTAATTTCTGTACTAAATACAGTTTGAAGTTCTTTAGTGATTTTACCAGGGTCTCTGGTTAAAGTTTTGTAATCAGGTATAGCACCTTTCCAGTTTAGATTAGCAGCTGTACTAGAATTATTTAAAATCCATTGACGAATTGCTTCAGGATCTTTACTATAAATATCTCTATAACGTATTGGCTCCGTTTCTTTAAGATGGTTTTTAATTAATTTCAAACGTTCTTTAGCTACATTAATTGATGTATTCTTTTGTATCTTATAGACTTCAGCTATTTTCTCTGCTTTTTGTTTAGCAGTTAATGTATGATAAGATCCATCTTCTATCATTTTTAATAATTCTCTTTTCTGTGTAAATTTAGGAGAATCATAAACTGAATAATGAATAGTATCGATATGATCTTTAGAAAGTATCATAGTACTAGGGTCATATTTAATATCTTTTCTATTTATACCAAGTCTATTAAATCTATTTGCATAAGCTTTACGTTTAGCTGCTACTTTTTCTAAAGGTTTCAAAGCTTTAAATTCAGCTGATTTTATATCTAACCCAAAATTATTCCAATCAACTTTAGCATCACTTGGGATTGGTATATCAACCCTTCTAATTTCGGGTGGTGTAACTTCTCCAGTTAATTTATCTCGTACTCCTTTTACTAACGGTTTCTCTCCAGCTGTTTCTGGTCTTTTAAATAAATCATCAATTAATTTCTTTTGAGATTCATTACCTTTTCTCATTAAATGACCATAATTATCAATATTTTCAAAACCTGGATAACCTGATGCTTTCAGTTTCTGAGCTAAATCAGTCTTAGCAGTTTGAAGAAATAAATTACCTTCATCCATCATTCCAATAATATTCTTAGGTGAATCACCTGGGTAAATTTTAAGTTTATTTAATTCTTTAAAGACTTCTTCAAAATCACTTGTATTAGCCCATCTACCTGTAAATGCTATATCTTCTACATGATGATGTTTGAATGGACCTTTTACTTGTTCAGCTCTAAGGTTTAAAAAGCGTTTATAAAATGGACTCTTTGGATCATATTGTATATTAGCTAATCCTTGATGACCTAAACCTTCATAACCACCTGCAGTTCTCTTAACGTCTGTAGTGTTTACATCGTATAAAGGATCACTAATTAAATTAGTAGATGGAGTTAAATTACTACGTATTGTTGTAGCTGCAAACATATTTGAAGGTTTAAAACCAGGACTAGTAGCGTCTCGTACTGCACTGGTAAATAATCCTTCAACAGGAACTGTTTCATATGCTAATGGTGGTGTTAATTTTCTTACAAGATTATCACCTTGATTAGCTAGCATTTTAGATCCTTTTGCTATTTTACCAGTTCCACCTGATGCTAAATAATCTATTCCTACTTCACCGACTGCTTTTACAAGAGGAGAATATACACCAGTTTGTCTTTCTACATAATCAGCACCAGCAGTCATACCTTGGTCTATTAATTTAAATGCTCCACTTATACCACCCATAGATTCTTTATCTATGTATTGAAAACCTTTACCTACTAATCCAGCTGCACCTTTAAGTAAATGTTTTCCTGGTTCAGGTATTTTATTCCACTCTTCAGTAAAATAATCTCCTATAATCTTCTTACCTTTTTCATAAGGTTTTTTACCTTTAAAAGGTATATCTTCATAGTTATCATATAATACACCATCATATGAAAACATCTCACCATCAAAGTGTTCTGTTACTGCTGCCATTTAACTAATATGTGTAAGGATTAATTGTTCCCTATCGGGTATTGTTCCAAAAGTAGCTCGCATCCATCCGAGCCAATTACTACTCCCCTTCTCTTGATTACATCTTCTACAGGCTGGTACAACATTCGTTGCAATATCTTCACCACCTTTAGATTTAGGTTTAACATGATCGATTGTAAGTTGATGTAATTCATAATTGTTTCCACAATAAACACATGTACAATTAAAGTGCTCTTTAACAGCTCTTCTCCAGAGCTTCTTAGCGTCAGGACTTGTCATGGTTATTAGATTGTATAAGTAATGTTTAGGGGTTAGTAGTAAAGGGGTCAACGTCTTTTTGCTCCTCCTCTACCACGATTAATTTTTAAGCTTTCGCTTTTATAGGAACCATCAGGTTGCTTTGAAACATCTTTACCAGGACCAGGCTTTAGCTTAGCTCTAGCTGCGGAGTGTTTACGTTTGTATTCGTTTGAATGGGCATACTTCCCACCTGGGCTATTATCTTCTACATGCTTCTTTCTAGAAGCTGCATTCTTACGATAATGTCTAGCTGTTGAACCTGGGTTACTTGTTGTGCGTGGCATATAAAGACCTTTTGACTAAATCGGGATCTACTTGTGGCATTGCTGCAGCTAACCTAGATAAAGGATTACCTTCAAATGCAACACCACTAATATCGTTTGTTTTGAGCCACTCACATGCGGCTTTTAAATCTTGAGTAGAAGCTGTGCCACTTTTTACCCGTGAAAGGAATTCTTTAGTGACCAGATTGTGTAATTCGTTAAATTGGGATTCTGTGGCTTTTTTCATTACTCTTCTTTCATTCCTGGGAATAAGTTTTTCTTAATTAATGCGACTGCTTTATCATCAATGGTGTTATCTGTTGTATTAGCATACGCTTCTAGTAAAGAGATAACTAATTCTTTTACAGCTGTGGAGCTGATAAATGCCATGAGGACGGGTTTGATAAGAACGATCATTTTCATAATGGGTTAGAATGGCCAGAGTTTCTTTTTCTCTGGTATGGTTGGCGGTGTTAAAGCTGCGATAGGTATGATGTCAGAGCACATGTGAGCTACTCTAGAACCAGGTCTAAATGTAAAACCTTTGGTTTGTAGTTCTGCACATTTAAGACTTCTGACTAATTCATAATCTAATCGCATCTTTTCTTCTTGTCTTGCCGCAATACTGCGACATCGATTTAAAGATTCTTTGTCTAGGGGTACCATAAAGTTAACTTGGAATCCCCAGTTTTCAGCTACAGTATATGTTTGCTGAGTCATTTCTTCATCA